ATAGACCACCCTATACCTTTTGACTGCTATATTAACGGACACGGGTATATTGATGTCAAAACAACTAAGAAGACAAACGGAATGCTTTTAGTTGGAGTTTGGAAATCAAGGTCAATACCCGACTATTATGCTCTTATGGTAGGGGAATTTCCGAACTATGAGTTTAAGGGATTCTTTCCAGGTGAAGAAGTATTTAAACCTGAAAACCTTGTAAACCTCGGACACGGAGAAACATACGGGATTGAGCAGGACAGATTAAAAATGGAGTTATGATGAAATTAATTAAAATATTCTACATGATTTATTTTTTTGTCGTTTCAGTTCCATTAGCGGTCATATTTTATATGGGTGCAACCATTATTTCATTTATAAAACCAAAGTTTTGAGGGATATAACCTATCATTTAGAGAATGCAGTTGAGTATCTTGTCTATGACCTTAGCATTGAGGACATAGAAGAACGCAGGGCAAAGGCGGTCACCTATCGGTCAGGGAAGTGCGTTTGTAACTTTATGGGATATCCTCCCAATAAGATTAGCGACTTGAGGCAGGTTGGTCGCAAGGTTATCAGCAGACTTGATGGCAAAACCTATGCGGTCCGAGTTAAGAAAAAAGAGGTTACAAATGAATAGTTTTGTATCTTTGCAAAGTAGACAAGCATTTGAGGTAGTGTGCAGATGCTTGTTTGTAAGTACAGACATAAATGGGGAATCGGGTAAACACACTACACCTGAATCCCCTTTTTTTATTTTATGAAGAAAGATGCGTTTTATTTTCCGCATTTCGCAAACTCAAGGCACGATAGAAAGATTATGCGTGTTCGCATTGAGTTAGGTCTTGAAGGTTATGCAATCTATTTTATGTTACTGGAAGTGCTTAGAGAGCAAAATGACTTCAAATATCCATTAGATGATATTTACATTCTTGCACATGAATTCGGCATTAGTGAGCAAAAAGTAAGAGTAGTGGTATGCAATTATGGTTTATTTGAAGTTGATTCAAATGAGAACTTTTTTAGTATTAAGCAGATTTACTACCTACAACCTTACATAGAAAAGACCCAAAGAGCAAGAGTTGCAGCACAAAAAAGATGGGATAAGGTAGAAACAGATGCAAATGCAATGCAAATGCATAGCAAATGCAATGCCGATGCAATGCAAATAAAGGAAAGTAAAGTAAAGGAAATTAAAGTAAAGGAAAGTAAAGTAGGTTTTGTACGTCCTGAGTTATTTGAAGTACAGAACTATTTTGAAGAACTTGGAAACCTAAATGAAGCAGAGGGATTCTTTAACTACTATGAGAGCAATGGTTGGAAGGTAGGAAAGAACCCTATGAAAGATTGGAAAGCAGCATCAAGGAATTGGATTAAAAACTCTAAAAATTATACTAAAAATGGAACAAGCACTAAGTCAAACTTTGACATCTATAATGAGAAACGAAACGAAATCCATGACTACTTCTCCGAGATTGACAGACTCAGAGCAACTGGACTTGGAACGCTTTAAACTTGCAAGGTCCTCTGAAAAGTTAAACACTGTAAGTATTGCTCTTGTAGTTGATGAACTTATCAGGGGTATGCATAAACTTGGCATCAAAGGAGATAAGATACCCAACAAAGAGGAACTATCTGTCATGTATAAGTCAATCGTTGAGGAATACCCTAATATCAAGTTCGGTGAGTTATCTCTTGCTTTTGATTTAGCAAGTAAAGGTAAACTTGATATGGAAGCAGAAACCTATCAGAACTTTTCAGTCTTGTACCTGCACAGGTTGCTTAGGGCATTCGCAAGGTATGGGATGCAGAAACTTAACGAGATTAAACCAGTGGAGCAGGAGTCTAAATGGCAACCAAGATTCATAACTGATGATGAAAAGATAGAAACTGCTTTTGATTGTTACTCAAAGTTTAAGCAATGGGATAACATTGTGTTCGGGATAGATGTCTTCCATATCCTGCACAAACGTGGTAAAATCATTGTAGAGGTTGAAGATACCTATGACAAGGTAATATCTGCAATGAATGACAGGATGTTTAAAGGTTCAAGGCAGGACAAGATAGACATCAAGAACAAGTTAAAAGATGAAGAGTACCTTGAGCATCAGTGTTATCGCATGGCGGTATCTCAATACTTTGATAAACTTATAAAACAAGGACAATGACACACGGAAGCCTTTTTTCAGGTATAGGTGGGTTTGACCTTGCTGCTGAATGGATGGGATGGGAAAACAAGTTTCATTGTGAGTGGAATCCATTTGGTCAAAAAGTACTCCATCACTACTTCCCCAACGCAGAACAATTCACAGACATAACTAAATCAGACTTTACTAAATATGCAAACAAAATTGATATTCTCACAGGAGGATTCCCTTGTCAACCATACTCAGCATCAGGTAAAAGACTTGGAAAGGAAGATGACAGACACCTCTGGCCGCAGATGCTCAGAGCGATTAAGGAAATTCAACCACGTTGGATTGTGGGCGAAAACGTTTACGGACTTGTTAATTGGTCAGACGGGTTGGTTTTCCACGAAGTGCAGGCTGACTTGGAGGCTGAAGGGTACGAAGTATTCCCGTATTTATTGCCTGCTGCAAGTGTCAACGCACCACACAGAAGAGATAGAATATGGTTTGTTGCCTACTCCAACAAAATCAGACTATCATGTAAGATGGAAGACAGAAAATTGGGAGGGCAATTCAGATTTGCCAAGTGTAATAAATACAATGAATGGGACACGTTCACAACTGAATCCGCTATTTGTGGAGAAAATGATGGGATTCCCAAAGAATTGGACTCTATCAGCATTTCAAAATGGAAAAACGAAAGTTTAATGGCATATGGAAATGCAGTTTGCCCACAGGTAGTTTATCAGATATTTAAAACTATTGAACAATACGAAAACCTAAACCAATGGATTTAACCGCAGGAATGTTGACCAAGTTTGCACTTATCAAGTTGGAATCCAAAGGTTACTATGTTTGGCGTAATAACAACTTGTCTGTGCCTGGCAGGAAGTTCATTGGTGAAAGAGGTGTGGCAGATATCACGGGATTCTGCAAGTCAACAGGCAAGGCAGTCTATTGTGAGGTAAAGACAATTAAGGATAAACTTAGCGATTATCAGATAGTTTTTCTCAATAGAGCAAAAAATGCAGGTTGTTTGTGTTACCTTGCAACAGATAACAAAGGCATCCCTGAACTTAACGAATGGGTCTGACAAAGAACGATATTATCGCAGGTCTATACACTGACAAGGATATAGACAATGCCATCAAGAAGATGCAACCATTTGAGTTGCAAGATGACTTGAGGCAGGAGATGTTTATGGTATTGTGTGAGATGGATGAAGAGAAGTTTATGTCATACCATAAGGGTGGGTTCTTGAAGTTCTATTTGGTCCGAACAATGCTGACAATGATAAAGTCAGATAGGTCAACCTTCTTTAATAAGTTTAGGAGAGTATTTACCGAATGGACCGAGAAACATGATGCACCTGATGTAAGTGATACCATCCAAACCGATGAGATAACTGTTAAACTTAACAACTCTTTAAAGATTCTACATTGGTACGAACTTGAAATCCTTAGACTATACTCCGAGAATGGGCAGAACATAATGTCCCTTTCACGGGACACTGGCATTCCATATCGTTCCCTTATGAAGACAATTAAAAAAAGTCGCACTTTACTTAAATATAAAATTAAAAATTATGTTATTGATTAAGGTTGTTATCGCATCACTTTTCTTTGTTTTTTACTTTATAGATATGGCAAGACTGCCTGAGAAGTGGAAAATCAATTTTAAACCATTTAACTGTAATATGTGCCTTAGTGTATATGTTGCCATTGCTTTGTACTTTCTGCCAGTAATGGTCCTTAATTGCGTTCTTGTGGCATTTGTTGCAGGGGTATCTGCTCCGCTATTTAGAAACCTAATGAATAATATCTTTTTCAAAAAATAAACTATGGCACAACAAACGGCAGTTGAATTACTACATGAAAAAAGTAATGAATTAATCACACAGTATTTAGATAATAAAATAACTAAAAGGGATTTGATAACTATGCACCACAATATTTTATATCCACATAAAGAAATAGAGAAAGAACAGATATTAAATGCCTGTGAACAATTTTCTCATTATCCCTTTGATATAATTGACTATTATCAATACTACAACGAAACCTATAACAAATGACACACGAAGACGAGCAATTTATTCAAGACAATATTTACAACTTTGAATGTGTCAAGATTGGGTTTATGAAGAACTTACCTTTGCACATCTTGGTGGGATATGAGCAGATTTACAGAAGATATCTTGACCCTGGTTTCATTCTCACAAGTTGGTGTTCTAACTGCGTGGCAGACATGATGAAAAGACTTGTTAGGTATTGGGATGAATACCAAGCGAAGAAGGTCCTTGATGCAGAATTGGTACAAGAATCTGTACAAGAACAAACACCAAAGAAGAAAGGTAGACCATTTAAAAATAAGCAATGAGAATCATCACAGTCGGTCAGCGTAACTCGGGGGTTTCATTCCATCGCTTGTTCAATCCTTTAATCTACTTGCCCAAAGAATATGCAATGATGACAGATGTACTTACCGAGGAAGAACTTGAGAAAGGATATGACATACTTTTTATCAATCGTTACATAGCAGGGATGGAGGTTGATGAGGTTGTAAGGTTAAGGGAGAAGTACGGATTTAAGTTAGTAGTTGATATAGATGACTTTTGGCATCTTGACCCGTGGCATATCCTTTACGGCAAATATCCTACGCAAAAAGTCATTGACCATATCAAGGTAGCAGATATAGTAACTTGCTCTAACAATGATTTGGCAGTTTATGTGGATGAACTTAATCCGAATTGGATAGTAATACCTAATGCCTTACCTTATGGGGAGGACCAGTTCACGGATGTAAAGACTGAATCCGATAGGATAAGGTTTGTTTATGCAGGTTCAATCACACACGAAAAGGACATCGCTATCCTGAAGAATCCAATGAAAAGGGTGGCAGGGGATTCAATGGTAAAGAATAACTCAACCTTTATCCTTTGCGGTTACTCAGAAGACAAGCAAGTATCAGAACCTTGGGGAAGGATGATTAATGACTATATGTGCGGGTTCAAGGTTGATGGTTACATACGCAGTGCGTTACCAGTGGACCAATACATGAACTTTTACAATGAAGCAGATGCATGTCTTGTTCCTTTGGTAGATTCCAAGTTTAACTCAATGAAATCTAACCTCAAAGTCCTTGAGGCAGCGACTAAGAATGCACCCGTAATCTGTTCTAATGTGAAACCTTATTCCCAATGTAAATATATCATACCCGTAAATAATCAATCAGATTGGTTCACAAATATTAAAAAAGTTGTCAAAGATGCTATATATAGGCAAGAGATGGGGATTGCCAATGGTCAATGGTGCAGAGAGAATTTTGATTTAGTTAAGGTAAATAAGTTAAGAAAGCAGGTTTTTGAATCACTTAAATAAAATATAATTCAAATGAAAGCACAATTGACCTTTGACCTTGATGATTATGATGACAAGATTGAGCATTTAAGATGTGTTCAGGCAGGAGATTTATGTAGTGCAGTTTGGGAATTTATGAACAATTCAAAAGAGAAGTTGACACAAAATGCAATGAATCAAAATCTTGATATAGAAGATTCAATCAGTTTGGTTTACAAACAATTTTGGGAGATATTAGATGAAGCGAACATAGACATTGATAAACTAATTTACTAAGTATGCCAGTAATTAAATGTGAATCTAACGGGAAATGGAGAATAGGAAGCGGTCAGTGCATCTATGACACAAAAGAGAAGGCAACTGAGGTATGGACCGCAATCCTTGCAGGGGGTAAGTATGAAGACAAGAAACCAAAAGAAAAGAACACAAAAACTAAACGCAATGGATAAGGTACTTATCGCAATGGCGGTACACGATACCGAAGAGAATAAAAGATCAGAACTTACTGAAGAGGTACTTTATCAATTATTTCTTAGTGATGTATACAATTGCCATGAGTTTTGGGTAATAGATAATAACTCTTGCGAAGAAACAAAGGAAATCATAAAAGAATATGAAGCAGATGGTTTCATCAATGTCATAACCAATGAGCAGAACATTGGAACTGCTGAAGCGGTCAATCTTGCTTGGAAGAATCGCAAACCAGGTCAGCACTGCATAAAGATGGACAATGATGTAATCATAGACAATTATGATTGGGTGAAGGAAATGGTGGAGGCAATAGAGAGAGAACCTAAGATTGGCATTGTTGGACTGAAGAGAAAAGATTGTTGGGAAGAACCGAATCACGCACTACCTGATTGGAGGAGTGAGTTGATTATGCTACCACACTTCGCAGGTCAGCGTTGGATAATAGTTGAAAAGTGCCATCACATCATAGGTACTTGCCAAATGTATTCCTCCGCTTTGCTTGACAAAATTGGGTATCTTTGCCAACCTAACCTTTACGGGTATGATGATGTCCTTGCATCTCATAGGTCAACAGTAGCAGGGATGTGGAATGTGTTCTTGCCTCATATTGAGATTGAACATATAGACAAAGGGGAAACGGAATACCAAACGTGGAAGGAGAAACATAGTGCAGAGGTTACTCAACAGGTAATCAAGATGACTCATGAATACTACCACGGAACAAGACCAATATATTATAATCCTTTTAAATGAAAGTAATTGTTTCTTTAGATAATCCGAACCACGCAGGTTG